GGCTTTCTCCACATGGTAGGCCATTGCAACCCAGGCCCTGAGGTCAAGTGCCCCACCATCGGGGAGCACAATCACGGGCTCTCTGTTATATGATGCTGGATGGTTATTCGTGATCTTCACTTTTATAATCTGTACCTTGCCATCGGGATTTCTGAACGAAATGATCATCTCTTCATCCTCCCCAACCTGCTCTAATACTCCTAAAGCATATTGGAGCTTCATCTCCATATAATTCACATCTCTCAGCAATGTATGAATAGAAACTATATCTCGACGAAAATTCATAAAGCCTTTATCTTTTACAAATTGCTTTAGAATAACATTAGAACCATAATAAATTCTCCAATTACTTTCTTTTAATTCACGTTTTCCTGTCTTTGGATTTTTAGGTTTAGTCCAAAAGAACTTTTTCCCAATGTATTTCTTTCCATTGGTTAAGTCAGTGATGTTATAAACAAACCCAGACCATTTCTTATCTGCTTCAATAAATGGTTCTTCTTTAAAATACCAGGGGTTAGACAGGTAATCCTTTGATGTATGTTTGATCATTTTTTGCTTTCCACAGTCTATAGGACATTGTTACGGTGAGGGTCGAAACTTGATTTGCATTACTATAGCTTAGATCAACCATTCCAATGCTTAGTGGGTATGCTTCGTAGAGATGAACTGAATACATAGGATTACCTTCTACAGATAATACATCAATATCAATGTCACTCACAAATTCGTTATAATAATTCATCGAATTGGTTCCAATGTTTACTGCCGCACTTTGCCAGATTTCAAAATATGATCTGGTACTCATTGCCTCATCAGAATAGAAACTAAATGTTACTGGTTCATAAACCTGAGTATAGGGAACTTTATACTCAGGGCCATAATGCTTATGAGTGAAATACATGAAAGATCGTTGAGGTAGAGTGGCAGAGTGGCAGAATATGTTAATCTTCTCATTTGCATTCAATATCTGCTGATTTCGTTGAATCTCACCTTTTGTGCTATCAGGATTAAAAAATGGATCTGATGCTCTAGATAAATCAATTCCAGAGGGAAGATTAAAAGAAACTCTAAAGCGACTAGGTTTTGAAATACCCTTGTCTAATTTAGAAAGAAAAGAGAAAAGGCTCATATCCATTAAATTTGACTCCATACATACTCTGCTGTCTGTTTTTGGAAATTCTGTGTTGGCAAATATATAACACGGTCCCAAACTGATTCTTCAACTTCATACAGGTTGCTTCTTAGTTGAACTGTTAGGTAGCGTTTAATTGTAATGCTTAAGAATCGACCAGATTTCAATGCACTATAATCAATTGCTAGACCTGGGGAGTTTGGTCGTCTGAAACGCAACAATTCTGTAAAGAATGTTCTTCTTAATGGAGGAGGAAGATAATGCATATTTAATCCAATAAAGCCATCATTCTTACCGACAAGTGGAAAGATTAATGGGAAGGCATCCCAATACGGCAAGGTTGCTCGATGTTTTGCTTCATAACGAAAGAAATACATTTTCCCTGGGTCAATATCTGATTTCTTTTTTACTGCAATTAGCTTTGACGGAATTCCGCTAAATGTAGTTCTTAAAAGATTATAATACCAACGAAGTGATTCTCTTTCTAAAGCCTTTGGAAATTTCATTTACTTTGATAATCCTAATTCGTTTTCTGTAATGATAATAAATTTAAAGCCATTTATGATTGCCCATTGATTCGCAGCGGTCCATTTTGCTTTATTGATTTCGTATGTTTTAATTTCTGAAAGAAATTTCATCTTTGATTTGTTGCCTGTTTTCTGCGGTGGTTGAGTCTGCGAGAACGGTTTAATCTCGATTGCTAGTTTCTCTATTTCCCCATCACCATTAACAATTTGAATAAAAAAGTCAACAAAATATCTATGAGTTTTGTTATCTAATGGGCTTCTATATGGGATGGCAAATCCTTCACTTTTCCACTGCAAGATTCTTTGATCAAGATCACATCTTTGCATGAATTGTCGCTCCCACAAACTCCTGTAAGTAATCTTATTTGGATCACCAACATACTTTTCAAGATTCTTAACTGTATATTTACCTTTATATGCCATCTTTAAAAATTCTGTATAAATAGATAATAATTTGTATAAAGTATTTATCGGAAACAAATAAAGAAATGCTAAAGAAGAAAGACATTGAGAAAAAACTTTTCTATCCAAGAAAAATAGTGGATAGACCCGGATCCTCTTTTATTCAATTCACTATCTATGAAAGAAAGAATCGAGATGATACACCCAAAACAGATGATGAAGGAGTAGTAACATCACCTACAGGAAGTGTTCCGATTCAGACGATTTTTCTTTATATGCCAGAACGAGCAGTTGCTCCCAATACAATTTCATGGGGTGAAGGTAGTTTAGGTGTAATTGGTCACACAGGAGCAAAAACAATAACTGATGTTGCTGGAGCACTTCCGACATCATTGGGTGGATCGGGGTTTTCTGCAGAAAAAGCAGGTATGATTTTAGGGAATGTTGCGGGAACCATTGGAGAGGCGGCATTGACCTATATGCCATATAATCTTGCTTCATACGCTCTTCAAGGTTTAGGTGCACAGAATTTGGATGCAGGAACATTGATGGGTGTTGTTGGTGGAAAGATTCCAAATCCATACGTCACTTTATTATTCAAAGGAGTAAACTTACGAACTTTTGAATTTCAATTTAAACTCTATCCCCATGATATTCATGAACGTGATGCTATTCAAAAGATCATTGCGTGTTTTAGAGGATATGCTCTTCCAACTTCAGAATCGGGTGGAGGATCTGTATTCTTTAAATATCCTCCATTCTTTACAATTCAATATTTTTATAATAAAAAACCAAGTGAATATCTACATAGATTTAAAAAGAGTGCATTAATTGCTGTCGATGTCGATTATACTAATAGTGGAATGTGGAGTATAACTCGAGATGGTTTCCCAACTGAAATAAGCCTTAATTTAAGATTTCAAGAAGAGGAAATCTTACTTCAGGATGACGTTCTAGACCAAGGATATTAATTCAAATGCTTCCATTTTTCTACAATTTTCCAAAAACAACTTATCCAGATGATCTTGGGAAACCCAAGATCCTTACCGATATTCTCACTTCATTTATTCTAAAACATAATCAAATTGAACAGTTCTACACTTGGCAACGATATTTGGTTACTGATGGTGAAACACCACTTTCAATTGCATTAAAGCTATATGGTGACGAATCCCTCCATTGGGTTATTCTCGTTGTGAATAATATGATTAATCCATATTATGATTTTCCGCTAGAATCATCTTTAGTTGAACACCTTGTCGCATCTAAATATCAAGATGGATTAACAGGAATCCATCATTTTTATGATACTGTGTTAGAAAGAGAATGCGATGATGTAGATAGTGCAAAGTATCGAGCAAATCTATCTCTAGTTCCTGTTCAAGTAAATGTTATAACTAATTATGAATATGAGGTTGAATTAAACGCATTAAAGCGAGAGATTATAATTGTTAATCCAAAGTTAATTGGTCTATTTGTTGAATATATTGAAAACACATTAAAAGAGGCAACAAAGAAGTGATTGTAAAAAGTGGAATTGGAAAACCAGGAGATGTAAAAGACTGGAAAGTTTCTCATAAAGGTAAAGATATTACTGGATCATTGTTGAGTGCAACAGTATTTCAAAATATCTTTATGCCTGTTTGGTCTTGTGATCTTCAAGTCAACGATGCTAATAATCTATTAATTAGTGCAAAACTTGATGTTGGTGATACAATTAAAATAAAGGTTGAAACCTCCTTTGGAAGCAAGACAGATGGAAAAGCTGAATTTGAATTTGTTATTATTAAAATTTCTGGAAGACATTTTGAAAATGCTTATCAACAAACTTATAGAATTGAATGTGTTGATAAGGCTTTTATTGAAAACAATAAGACGCGAGTAATTCGCGGTTGGAAAGATAAACCAGAACATACTATTGTAAGTGACATTTTACAGATGATGGGTGGATCTATTTCTAAGAAAGATGAATCAAAGAATAAACTAAAGGTCATCATTCCTAATTTCTCTCCCTTTGCTGCAATTAGCTTAATGTGCAAAACTGCTACAAGTGAAGATGGCAATGATTTTATGTTTTATCAATTAAATGAGAAGGGTGAATTTGCTTTTAGATCTGTTGCAAAGATGTATAAAGAAGAAGCAGGAGTTACATTAAGAATGGCACCTGCTCAACAGACACAAGAAATTGGCGATTTTGATTTAATGTGCAATTACTTCAATTATATCATTGATGATGTGGATCAATTAAGAAACGATTCAGCTGGATTTAATGGTAGTAAATTGATTCAATACGATTTTATCAATAAATGCACTGTTACAACTGGAGAGAATGATCTTAATGTTGTTTTTTCCCCAAAGCATCAAGGTTCGGGTGCTACTATTCCTGAATTAGCATCGGGGTGGTTTCAAGCAAGACGAGACACCTTTAAAAAGTTAGAAGAGTATCGAATGATTGTTCAATTGCATGGTGGTGCTAAATTTGTTGAATGGCTTGGTAAATCAATTAAAGTAATGGTTCCGAGTCAACAGGACCGAGATGAGAGCCAAAAAGTTTATGATAAAGAACTAAAAGGAAAATGGTTAATAGCAGGAATCACTCATATTATGGGCCATCAGAACTATGCAATTAATTTAGAATTGCTTAAAATTGAAAAGGGAGGTGAATAATGCCACAGATTCAAACTAATTCATTTTCTTATGGAGATTTTGTATGGTGGATGGGTGTTGTAGAAGATGTAGATGATGAAGAAAAAGTTGGTCGAGTAAAAGTTAGAATCTATGGATATCACAATAAAGATATCAGCGAAGATCTATTGTATTGGGCTCCTGTTGTTCAACCAGCAAATTCAGCATCTCTTGGTGGTATTGGCCATTCCCCGACTGGATTAATTAAAGGTAGTTCTGTCATTGGATTCTTCGCTGATGGCCGAACAGGTCAATCACCTGTTGTTTTTGGGTCTTTTCCAGGCAAGAAACATAGTGCAAGTGGTGAAGAAGAAGTATTCGGAGATGGTGGTAAATATGATGACGATGAAGCAGATACAAATCGATTAGCTCGTGGCGAAACAAATGATACGAACATTGAAAAGAAAAAGGAAGGTAAAGAAGAAAAAGTTCCTATTGCTCTAACTAAAGAAACATGGGATGAGAAGGAAACAGAATTTGCTGCCGAGTATCCAAAAAACCATGTAATGGAAACTAAAAGTGGACATGTTGTTGAATTCGATGACACCGATGGAGTTGAACGTATTAGTATCTGGCACAAGAGTGGAACCTTTGTTGAAATACACCCAAAGGGAGAAACAGTTATCAAGGTGATGAAAGATCGTTATGAGATTAATGAAGATAATGTATTTGAATTGACAAAGGGGAATAAAAAAGAAACAATAGATAAGGAACATCGCCAATTGGTTAAAAAAGACAAAAAGGTAGAAGTCAAAGGCGATTATATCATTAAATGTGATGGGATCTTTCAGGTTACTGCAAAAGCAATTATTCTTAATTAAAATATTATGCCGAATACTATAACAGCTGGTCCAGATCAAGAATTGACTGTTGAAACAATCAATGATTCTGCTCTTGTTACTCTTTCTGGAACGAGTTCTGAAAATAACGTGACGTTATATCGTTGGGTTCGTGAAAGCACTTGGGATTTTGGGAGAGGAAATGGATATGAACCAGTAGGAGAAGAGGGGAATATGATTGATGCCAATTATTACAATTGGCTAGCTGGCCCAATTGTTAATCAAACCATTTCCCTTCTTCCTGGAACATATAAATTTCGCTTAGAAGCTCAATTTGATTCTGGTTCCATTGACCCCCTTTCAGATAATATTTGTCAAATTACTGTTCGTTTTAGTGAATTAAATAATCTCGCTGGAGAAATGTGCAAGGCTTTGTTTCTTGGCGAGCCAGATGGATTTTCCGACACATTGAAAAATTCTGAGATTTGGTTTAGTCTAATGAAGGCAGATGGATCAATATTTCCAGGTTACTGGTGGGCAATTGACGAATATAATAAGGATGAATTAAATTACAGAAGAGCGAAGGTTGACTTTACAACCTTCGTTTCTATGGAAACTAGAATTAGAAATTTAACATTTACTCCGCAAATTGAAAATATTTCTTCAAATGATGTCAGAGCAATTGGAATAGCCACTTCAGAAACAGCAGAACCATTTGCTATATTTCCAGTTCAAGCCATAACAGATCCTCTAAATCAATCTACCACATATTCAATAAACTTTGAAATTATTAATTTCTCTAAACCCGCCTATTTACCAAATGAATTTACTGAAGTGAATTTATTTAGTTCTTATATTTCCAATCCTGTTATGCCTTGGTGGGTTTTCCTCTTTAGAAAGTATGAAGAGGCGTTTGCTGTTCAATACGGAGATTTATTGCCTTTTGTTAGAAGCGAATATCAGCAAAGGTTCTTTACTCTTATAGACGAAAGTAGTGAAAATGTAGAACAAGATATTTTGCCAATGGGAATAGAATTCGGAGACGGTCGTAGTTGGTTAATGAAAAATCCAATTGTTGAGGGGTTTGACCCAGCTGAAAACTATGCAGAATTAGATGGGGATCAATATATCGGATGGAATATCCCAGAACAAAGCACTGACATACCTTGGAAGATGAAATATATTCGACTAGACTTTGTTTATCAGGGCTCCATTTCAATTACA